CCAAAATCCAAGAGAGAAAACTTTTGGACCATATGGAGATGAAATTAAAGACGGAGTTATCAACTATTGGAACAATGAAGTCGAAGGTTTAAAATCTGATCAAGATGCTTTAAATGAGTTTTATAGACAGTTTCCACGTACAGAGCAACATGCTTTTAGAGATGAAACAAAACAAAGTTTATTTAACTTAACAAAAATATACGAGCAAATAGATTATAACGAAGAAATTAAAAGATCTGCTATTATTACAAAAGGTAGCTTTCAATGGCGTAACGGAGTGCAAGATACAACTGTAGAGTTTATGCCAAATAATAATGGTAGATTTAAAATTAGCTGGATACCTGAAACTAGTATGCAAAACAGGATAATAACTAAAAACGGTGTTAAGTTTCCTGGCAATGAGCACGTTGGTGCCTTTGGTTGTGATAGTTATGATATATCAGGTACAGTTGATAGATTAGGTTCTAATGGTGCTTTACACGGTGTGACTAAGTTTAGCATGGAAAACGCACCGCCTAATAGAGTATTTTTAGAATACGTAGCTAGACCTCAAACAGCTGAAATATTTTTTGAAGATGTATTAATGGCTATTGTGTTTTACGGTATGCCAATACTATGTGAAAATAATAAACCAAGATTATTATATTATTTAAAGCGTAGAGGTTATAGAGGTTATTCTATGAACAGACCTGATAAAGTTTGGAATAAGTTATCTGTTACAGAAAAAGAAATAGGTGGTATACCAAACTCAAGTGAAGATATTAAGCAAGCGCATGCCGCTGCAATAGAAAGTTATATTGAAAACTACGTAGGACAATTAGGTGATAACTACGGTGATATGTTTTTTAATAGAACTTTAGAAGACTGGGCTAAATTTGATATAAATAATAGAACTAAATTTGATGCTTCAATAAGCTCAGGTTTAGCTTTAATGGCTTGTAATAAAAATTTATATAGACCAGTTCAAGAAAAAACAATAAAATCAATTAATCTTGGTATTAAGAAATATGATAACCAAGGTGTTAGATCACAAATACTATAAACATGATTAAAAAAGGTATAAAAACCTCTTTTCCTAGCCAAGCTGTTAGCGATGAAGAAAAGATGAGTGCTGAGTACGGTGCTAAGGTTGGTTCAGCTATAGAGCATGAGTGGTTTAGTAACAATGAAAACTCAAATAGATATACTACATTTAAAGAGTCATTTCACTCATTAAGGTTATATGCAAGAGGTGAACAGTCTATTAAAAAATATAAAGATGAATTATCTATTAACGGTGATTTATCATATTTAAATTTAGACTGGAAACCTGTACCTATTATACCAAAGTTTGTAGATATAGTTGTTAATGGCATGGCTGATAGGTCATATGATATTAAAGCATATTCACAAGATCCTGCTGCTATAAAAGAAAGAACTGATTATGTAAATGATATAGTAGATGATATGGATGCTAAAGGTTTTAACGATCAAATAGCACAAAGCTTTGGTATTGATATGACTAAAACTGATCAAGAAACTTTACCAAAATCTACTGAAGAGCTGCAACTACATATGCAACTAGATTATAAGCAAAGTATTGAAATAGCTGAAGAAGAAGCTATTAATAGTGTTTTTGATGCTAATAGATACGAGCATATATCAAGAAGAGTTAATCAAGATTTAGTTACTATAGGTATTGGTGCTATGAAAAACTCATTTAATAAATCAGAAGGTATTAAAATACAATATGTTGATCCAGCTGATTTAGTTTATTCATATACTGATTCACCTTATTTTGATGATATATATTATGTTGGTGAAGTAAAACAAATATATGCTAATGAGCTTAAAAAAGAGTTTCCACAAGTAACTGATGAAGAAATAGAAAGATACAGAGGTTATTCAACTGCATATAGAAAAAGAACTATTGTTAATAAAAAAGGTGATGACAGTAACGCTATAAGTGTATTATACTTTGAATATAAAACTTACATGAGTGAAGTATATAAGGTAAAAAATACAGCTACAGGTGGTCAAAGAGCTATAAGAAAAGATGATGGTTTTAATCCACCTAAAAACGAAGACTTTGAAAAAGTTGAAAGAGTTATCGAAGTAATATATGAAGGCGCTAAAATATTAGGTAGTGGTTCTGATAAACTTCTTAAATGGGAGTTAAAGAAAAATATGATGAGACCTAAGTCAGATACTACTAAAGCTGTAATGAGTTATAGTATATGTGCACCTCGTATGTATGAAGGTCGTATAGAAAGTTTAGTTAGTCGTGTAACTAGTTTTGCTGATATGATACAATTAACTCATTTAAAGTTACAACAAGTAATGGCTAAAATGGTACCAGATGGTGTTTATTTAGACGCTGATGCTTTAGCTGAAATAGATTTAGGTAATGGTACTAACTATAATCCGCAAGAAGCTTTAAATATGTATTTTCAAACTGGTAGTGTTGTTGGTAGATCAATGACACAAGATGGTGATATGAACAGAGGTATAAGACCAGTTACAGAAATAAACTCAAGCGGTAAAAATGGTAAAATAGCTTCTTTAATACAAACGTATAATTATTATTTACAAATGATACGTGATGTGACCGGATTAAATGAAGCTCGTGATGGTAGTATGCCTGATAAAGATGCTTTAGTTGGTATACAAAAAATAGCAGCCGCTAATAGTAACACAGCTACTAGACATATATTACAAGGTAGTTTATTTATAACTTTGTCAACAGCTGAGTGCGTGTCTATGCGTATATCAGATGTAATAGAATATTCACCTACAAGAGAATCATTTATTAAATCATTAGGTAAATTTAATGTAGGTACATTAGAAGAAATGTCTAACTTACATTTACATGACTTTGGTATATTTTTAGAATTAGCACCTGATGATGAAGAAAAACAAAGACTTGAAAATAATATACAAATAGCACTACAGCAAAATAGCATAAACTTAGAAGACGCTATTGATATTAGAGAAGTTAGAAACATAAAGCTTGCAAATCAATTATTAAAAATAAGAAGAAAACAAAAACAAGTTTTAGATCAACAACAAGCTCAACAAAATATACAAGCGCAAGCGCAAGCTAACGCGCAGGCTTCACAAGCTGCTACAGCTGCTGAAATGCAAAAGCAACAAGCGTTGTCACAAGGTGAAGCTCAATTAGAGCAAGTTAAATCTCAACTTGCAATGCAAAAAATGGAAAGAGAAGCTCAAATTAAAAAAGAATTAATGGAGCTAGAGTTTCAAATGAATTTACGATTAAAACAAGCTGAAGTTGATAGTATTAAACAAAGAGAAAAAGAAAAAGAAGATCGTAAAGACGAAAGAACTAAAATACAAGCTAGTCAACAAAGTGAGTTGATAGAGCAGAGAAAAAAAGACACAGGCCCTAAAAAATTTGAATCAGCTGGATTTGATAATTTAGGTGGCTTTGGCCTAGAGCAGTTTGAGCCTAGGTAATTATTAATTATATAATATTTTATTATGGAAAACACTGAAAAGCAAGAAAATGTTATTCAAGAGGTAGAAACAAAAAAGGTTGAAGCGCCTGTTGAAGAACAAAAACAAGAAGCACCTAAAATTCAAGCTAGAATAGTTGAACAAGAAGGTGGTAATTTTAAAATTAAATTAAAAAAGAAAAATGAGCCCGTTCAAGAGCAAAGCACAGATGAAGTACCTGTTCGCGACGAATCCGACGCTAGCAAAGAAGTTTCTAAAGAAAACAAGCAAGAGCAAGTTGAAAAGCCTGCCGAAGAAGTTAAAGAAACGAAAGAAGAGGTAGTTCTTGAAGAGGTAAAACAAGAAGAAGTACAACAACAAGAACAAGTTGTACAAGAAGAAATTAAACAAGCTGCAGTTGAAAAACAACCTGAGCCACAAGTAATTGTACCTGAAAACTTAAAAGAATTAGTTAAGTTTATGGAAGATACTGGCGGTAATCTCGAAGATTATGTAAGGTTGAACGCAGATTATTCTAAAATAAATGATAATGCATTATTGTTAGAATATTATAAAACGACTAAACCTCATTTAAACATGGAAGAAATAAACTTCTTAATTGAAGATAATTTCAAAGTTGATGAGGAAATTGATGAGCCAAGAGATATTAAAAAGAAAAAATTGGCTTTCAAAGAAGAAATTGTAAAAGCTCGAAAGCATCTTACTGGTTTAAAGGATCAGTATTACAAAGAAGTCAAGTTGGGTTCTAAGTTGACCACCGAGCAGAAAGAGGCAGTAGAATTTTACAATAAATACAAACAAGAACAAACCACTAATAGTGAGATCGAAAAACAACAGCTAGAACGTTTCAAAAAGTCTACTGACTCTGTATTCAATAGTAATTTCAAAGGTTTTGATTTTAATGTTGGAGAAAAAACTTATAGATATAATATTAAAGATGTTCAAGGTGTTAAAGAGTATCAAAGCAACATGTCTAACTTCATAGGAGAGTTTCTTGATGAAAACAACATGATGAGTGATGCAAAAGGTTATCATAAAGCTTTATACGCTGGTAAAAACATAGATAAAATTGTTAAACATTTTTATGATCAAGGTAAGGCAGATGCAATAAAAGAGACTAGTATGAGTGCTAAAAACATTGATATGTCTCCAAGAACTGCTGCGCCTGTTGTTGATGCTGGTGGTAGAAAGTTTAGAGTATTAAGTGGTGATGATAGTTCTAGTTTGAAATTTAAAATTAGAAATAAATAACAACTTAAAATTAAACAAAAATGGGATTTAATACGTCTTTAGGTTTGAAAGGGAGTTACTCATTAACTGGGTCTCCATCACAAACCGTAAGCGCGAACAACTATTTAGATTTAGCTAATACAGCTAATCAAGGTTGGGCGCAACAATACCTACCTGAGTTGTACGAACAAGAAATCGAAAGATACGGAAATCGTACAATTAACGGATTTTTGGCAATGGTAGGGGCAGAGATGCCTATGTCATCCGATCAAGTAGTATGGTCTGAGCAAAACAGATTACATATTGCTTATAAGCACAAAGCTGGTGGAAACGAAACTTGTGTTATTACAACTGTTTCTTCTGGTTTAATTACTTTAGGTTCTGATTACACTAACTCTGTAAGAATAGGTGCTACAGTGATCGTAACAGATGCTGCTACAGGACTTAAAACAAATGTATGTAGAGTTTCTGCAACAGATTCAAGTGCTAACACATTTAATGTTAAGCCTTACAAAACTGCTACGTTATCAGCTGATTTAAGTGATTCTGACGGTGTTAATGTTTTTGTATTTGGTTCTGAGTTTGCTAAAGGTTCTGCTTCTATGGTAGGAGAGCTTAAGCCAGCTTTTACTAAATTCGACAACAAGCCAATGATTATCAAAGATCACTTTAAAATTTCTGGTTCTGACACAGCACAAATTGGTTGGGTTGAAACTATTGATGAGTCTGGACAATCAGGATTTTCTTGGTATATGAAGTCTGCTAGTGAAACTAGATTAAGATTTGAAGATTACCTAGAAATGTCTATGGTTGAAGCTGTAAAAGGTGTTCCTGGTTCTTCAACTGCTGATACTGATATGGGTATTGCTGGTGAGAATTTTGGTAGCGAAGGTTTATTTGCTGCAGTTGAGTCAAGAGGTAATGTATTTGAAGATTTAGCTTCACTTGCTGATTTTGACTTAATCTTAAAAAATCTTGACAAGCAAGGTGCTATTGAAGAAAACATTTTATATGTTAACAGAGAATTAGCTTTAACTTTTGACGACATGATGGCTGGATTAAACGCTAACTACGGTGGCGGTGCTTCTTTTGGAGTATTTGAAAATTCTGCTGACATGGCATTAAACTTAGGTTTCTCAGGACTAAGAAGAGGTTCTTATGACTTCTATAAGTCTGACTGGAGATACTTAAACGATGCTACTGGTAGAGGTGGTTTTGGAGATATTTCTGGAATTTTAATTCCTGCTGGTGTATCATCTGTATATGATGAAAACTTAGGTAGAAATATCAAGAGACCTTTCTTACACGTAAGATATAGAGCTTCTCAAACTGATGACAGAAGAATGAAGTCTTGGGTAACAGGATCTGTTGGTGGCGCATCATTTATCGGTGACGATATTATGGAAGTACACTACTTATCTGAAAGATGTTTAGTTGTACAAGCTGCTAACAACTTTGTTCTGTTAAAAGAAGCATAATTAATAACCTTTAAAACTAAATAAAATGGATAAATTTTTATATTTTGCAGACGGTAACGGAGCAAACGCAACAGGTGAGGCTGTGCTAATGCCTTTATCAGCTTTTAGAGGTGCAGATCCTGTGGACGCAACTTCATTATTATTGTTTTTTGCACCACAACAGATTACAGATGTTGCTACAAGTGATGTCGTTGATCAAATAGACCTAACAATAACTAGTAATACTCATAAAAAAGTGTTACAAGATATTTGTAAAGCTATAAACGCACAAGGTGTTAGTCTCGGAGACGGATTTATTAATATTTGCGATGCTGATAACTCAGTTTTTGCTTCTAGTGATATTTCTGCATGCGCGATTACATTAGCTGCATAAATTACTTTTTAAACCAAAGGCGTCTTAATGGCGCCTTTAGGTTTATTTTTAACTATTTAATTATATTATATTATGGCAAAAAAGAAAAAAGAAGTATTGGTTGAAGAGCCAATACAAGTAAAAGATACGTCTCCAAGATGGGAGATGAAAGATAGACAATATTATTTAAAACAAGACGGTAGTCCTTTGACTTATGTTTTACAGTCTAAATCAAGCAGAAAAAAACCATTATTATGGTGGGACGAAGATAAAGGTGAAAACAGAGAAATAAGATACTCTAGTAATCAAAAATCACCTTTTGTTGATGAGCAAGACAAAAACGTAATGTTAGATCATATTATTTTTGAAGAGGGTGTATTATATGTACCTAAACAAAAACAAGCACTACAAAAATTATTATCTTTATATCACCCTAAAAAAGGTCTTGTTTATGATGAAGTAGATAATGTAGCAGATGCAAAAGAAGATTTAATTGATATTGAAACTGAAATGAAAGCATTAAACACAGCTACATCTATTGAAATAGATCAAGCTGAAGCTATATTGAGAGTTGAACTTGGTTCAGCTGTTGATAAAATGAGTTCAGCTGAAATAAAAAGAGACTTGTATTTATTTGCTAGACAAAACCCAGTTTTATTTTTAGCTCTTGTAAACGATGAAAATGTTATACTTAGAAACTTAGCTATTAAAGCTAATGAGTCTGGAGTTATAAGATTATCACAAGATCAAAGAAGCTTTACATGGGGTTCTAATGATAGAAAATTAATGGAAGTACCTTTTGATGAAAATCCATATAGCGCGTTTGCAGCTTGGCTTAAAACTGATGAAGGTGTTGAAGTTTACAAATCAATACAAAAAAAGTTAAACTAACAACTAATGATCACGGCCCTTTAATTAGGGCCTGTGATTATAATAAAATATAAAATGGCAATATCAGTAGATAGAGTATATAGAAAAGTATTAGCTATACTTAATAAAGAGTCCAGAGGTTTTTTAACACCAGATGAGTTTTCTAAAATAGGTTCACAAGCTCAACTTGATTTACTAGACAAAGCGTTTCACGATTATAATAGAGCTATAACTAGAGAATCAGTAGGTAGAACTGGTGTAGGATATGCTGATATACCTAGAAAAATACAAGATCGTATAGATCCGTTTTACGCTACGTCAAGCGTAACATTAACAAATGGTGTTGGAACTTTACCAACATTTTACAATATTATAAGTATATCTACAGACAGTAGATTAACTAATTTAGAGCGTATAAAAAAATCTAAATTAAGTTTTTTATTATCTTCACCATTAACTGCACCCTCAACAACTTTCCCAATATATTATGTAACAGGTAGTACTATAACAGTAAATCCTAGTAGTTTAACATCTATTGATATAGACTATATATCTGTGCCTTCAGATCCTGTTTGGAACAGCACTGTTGATAGTAATGGTGCATTAACTTTTAACTCTGATGGTGCTGTAGATTTTACACTACATCCATCAAGTGAAGTTGATTTAGTATTAGAAATATTAAGATATACAGGTGTAGTAATAAAAGATCCTAGTGTTATACAAAGCGCTACAGCTGAAACAACACAAAAAGTACAACTTGAAAACTCATAGTAAATGTCATTAATTAAAACAACACAAGAAATATACTACAAAGGCCAACAGGTTTTTTATTTAAACCTTAGTAATAGTGCTTTTACTTTATCGCACACATACTCATTAAGTAATTTTGAAGACAAGTTATCAGCTAATGATATTAGAGTTTTTGTTGAATCAGGTGATTTTACACCAGGTGAAACTAGTTTTGTTAATAGACAAATATTTGACTTTACAGTTAGTGATAATGTTTTAACAGTAGCTACTGGTGGTGATGGTGACGATGCTTTTGATGAATTATCTGAAATAAATGTAGACGGTGTTTTAAGAGTTGAGCTTATAAATCATATGTTTGGCGGTTACAGACACACATCGTTATCTGATGTTGTAAATAACTTTATGGTTAGCTATGTTGGTGATGGTAAGATTATAAACAATGTAGCTAAATCAGATGTTATATTTCACGCTAAACGTGGTTTACAAGAATTTAGTTATGATGTTCTTAAAACAGTTAAAATACAAGAGGTTGAGTTAGGCCCATCATTAGCAATACCTATGCCCCAGGACTATGTAAGTTATGTTAAAGTTTGTTATATAGACAGTTCTGGTATTAAGAAAATAATATATCCAACTAGACTAACTACTAATCCTACTGAAACACCAGTGCAAGATTTAAACTATGATTACTTATTTAGTAGTGATGGTAAGATTATTGAAGGTAGTTCATATACAGAAAATCAATGGCAAGCTTTTGATACAGATAATTTAACAGGTAATTTAAGTACAGAAGAAGATTATTATATAAGTAGAGATAATCATTTAGGTACTGATTTTGGTAGAAGATATGGTATTGAGCCAGAACATCAACAAATAAACGGTTATTTTACAATAAATGAAAGAACTGGTAGTTTTAATTTTAGTAGTGATTTATCTGGTAAAATTATAGCATTAGAATATATATCAGATAGTTTAGGTACTGATGCTGAAATGAAAATACATAAGTTTGCTGAAGAAGCTTTATACAAACATATAGCTTTTAATGTTATTGCAAACAAAAGAAATATGCCTGAGTATATAGTACAAAGGTTTAAAAAAGAAAGAAGAGCTGCAATGCGTAATGCTAAGCTTAGATTATCTAAAATAAACTTAGCTGAAATATCACAAGTATTAAGAGGACAAAGTAAACGAATTAAAAATTAATATATGCCTAAAATTCAAAATAGCTTTTTAAAAGGTAAAATGAATAATGACCTTGATGAAAGGCTTGTGCCAAAAGGTGAATACCGTGACGCACAAAATATATTAATTACACAATCAGAAAACTCTGATGTAGGCGCTGTAGAAAATATACAAGGCAACGCTTTGGCTTTAACAAGCCCGTTTTTAAGAGATAATCCTAATATAGAAACTATTGGTTATTTTGCAGATACATTAAATAAAAGAGCTTTTTGGTTTGTTACAGATTTTGCGGGCGACGATAGCGATGTTAGATCAATGAGTAGAGCATCATCTACAAACACTTGTGCTATATTAATGGGTGAATTAGATAATAGCGAAACACAAGCTAAAATACTAGTACAAGGACGTTTTTTAAATTTTAGTACTAATCACTTGATAACAGGTGTAAATTTAATTGATGATTTATTATTTTTTACAGACAACTATAATCAACCTAGAAAAATAAATGTAACAACAGCTTCTTCTAATCCTGAACATTATACTAAAGAAGAACAAATATCAGTTGCAAAAGTAGCTCCATACTTAGCGCCAATGCTTTATAAACAAGATTTTGACGGCGTAATAACTCAATCAACTAAATTAACTAATGATACTAGTATAACATCTGATTTTTTAAAAGACAGATTTGTTAGGTTTTCATATAGGTATAAATATGCAGATGGTGAGTTTACAACAATGGCTCCTTTTACGCAAATTGTTTTTAAACCACTTAACGATGGTGTTATAGACAGTAGAATAAGTACTGATACTAGCATTACGGATTATCAAGATGTGTATTCTAAAACTATATTAGATGTAATGAAAAATAATTATAACAAAATAGAGTTAAGAATACCTTTACCAAGTGATGAATATGTAGAAGATGAATTAATTGATTGGCAAAATGAACTTGATTTGGTTAAATTAGAAATACTTGTAAAAGAGTCTGATCAGGATGTTGTTAAAGTGGTAAAAGAAATAGATGTAAATGCTAATGATTTTAATAATTCAATTGAAAAATTTAGAGTTATAAATGAGTCAGACAGTAGTATAACTTACTTTAGACATGTATATAAATATGTTTATAGATCAGAAAAACCTTTTAAAATACTAGAAGACAAGCAAATTACAAGGGTTTTTGATCAAGTACCCGTAAGAGCAAAAGCTCAAGAAATATCTGGTAATAGAGTTATATATGGTAATTTTACAGAAAATTATAATTTACCAACAGACTCAAGTGGTAAAACAGGTATAAACTATGTAATAAATACTAATACAAAAGGAGCTTACCATTTTGACACATTTGGTAGTCCGTTGATCAA